TGATCCACAGCATGCCGCCGTCGCATGGGACCGTAACGCCGCCCCTGCCTATGGCGCGCGAGATATCGCGTACCTTGGAGTTGGGCAGGGCCTCGGACTCGGTCCGGTACCACAGGTTCGCCTGGACGGCCACCTCCCCCGAGTCCCAGTCCCCTTCCACCGGGGTGTAGGTCAAGTAGGGGAAGTCCGCCTCCGACGGGGTGGCCGTAGCCACATAGGCCGGAATCTGGAACCCGGACAGGAACTGATATAGTGCCGCCTCCGGGGTCATAGGACCAAGCTCCATTCCTCGGCAGTGACCTGCGCGAACTGGAAGGACGCCACGTCGGGCGTCTCCTTGTCGGTGCTGTCCGAGGTCACGCGGAAGGTCTTGCCGTCCGACAGTCGGCGGAACACGTCGTGGAAGTCGAGCGGCAGCGACCTGTCGGTCGTGACGGTGTACACGGAGGTCACCCCCTCCGCCTCGGCCCTGCGGGCCTGCATGGTGGTGTCCATCACTATCGCCGCGTCGAACTCGGCACCAGTGGTCCAGCTGGTGGTCCACCCGCCCTCCCCGTCGGGGACGCGGGTCTTCTCCATCAACTGGCAGCGGTCCTTGAATGCGTCGATCAGGCTCATATCGTCACCATCCCGAGTGGCTCATCTTACGCCAGGGGTCCAGGTCGCCCCTGAACTGGGCCTCCCATCCCGACAGCGAGCTGCCGTCGCTGGAGGCCGACCCCGACGCCTTGGTGTAGGAGTAGCCGCCGAAGCTCTCCGACTGGTATGGGCTGCTCAGGACGTCGGCGTTGTCCGCCGTCCAGTCGGCAACCTGGTCCGCTATGTCCTGGACCGCCTTGGGGACCGCCAGCAGGTAGACCCGCCCGTTGAATGTCTCGTCGGTCAGGCCCGACAGCGGGTACTGGTGGAGTCCGTCGTTGAAGACGGACCCCTCGATCCACAGGTACTGGCCGTCCTGCGCTCCGTCGACCTCGCAGGTACCTGAGGACACCTCGAAGGTGCCGCCCAGGTACGCGTAGTCGAATCGGTTGTGTATGTGGCGCAGCACCTGCTCCAGCATAGGCTACTCTCCCGTGACTTCCTTGGCTATTTCCTCGACTACTTCCTCGGCGTTCTCCTCAGGCTCCTTCTGGGGGACGGCCTCGACCATCTTGCCGAAGCCCGCCGAGTTGATCTCGGCGAGTCGGTCCTCGGAGCAGGAGAAGAGGTCCCCCACCTTGCGGAGGACTCCCTCCCTCTCATCGTTGAACTCCCTCAGCACCCTGACCGTCAGCATTTGTACCTACCTTACGACTGGGCCGCGTAGGTGTACTTGACCGTGACGGTGCCGCTCGGCGCGGAGGCCAGGCGCACGCCGTCCTTCTCGACCGTGTAGTCGGTGATCGCCGTGCTGCCGTCCTTCAGCTCCTCGACCGAGATGATCGGCGAGTGCGCCGTCTTGTACTTCAGCGAGCCAGTCGCCTCGGCGGTGATGGTCTCGGCGGTCGTGACCTTGGTGGCCGTGCCGACGTAGACGATGGCGATGGCGTCCAGGTACTCGGCCCAGAGCTTCATGCCCATCAGGGCGAAGCTCTCGCCCACGGCGTGCTTGTAGTCGCCCTCGGCGTGGAAGCCGATGAGGTTGGTCTCGCCCTGTACCGTGTACTGCAGGCCCAGCTTGGCGAAGTCGCTGTCGCCGGGATCGACGTAGTACAGGTCGATGTTCTCGGTCGGCGTCGCGATGACCACGCCCTCGGGGATCTCCGAGGTGAGGATCATGCGGTCAGCGCCCATGAAGTTCTCGACGTACTGGACGCCGAACTGGGTCTGGACCGTGAGGTCGGCAGCGCCCAGGTAGCGGTACGCGTCGAGGGTGTTGACCCAGACCACCACGGAGGTGGCGTCTCGGCGCATCTTCTTGAACTTGTCGGTGACGTTGCCGATCGCCATGGCCACAGCCATCTGAAACGTGGTCTCGGCGGAGACGAGGGAACCTGTCTGCATGAAGTCGTAGAAGTCATCCAGCACCACGGTCTGCAGCTCGTTGAGGAACGCGTCGTCGGTCTTCTCGACCGCGACGGCTGCGCCCCACTTGTCGACGGCCTCGATGCTGACCGCCTTGGCGTACTTCTTGATCTCCACGTCGGCGTACGCCACGGGCGCGATGCTCACGGTGGAGTACGGGATCTCCTCGCCCTCGCCCACGGCACCGTCCGCCAAAGTGACGGTCGCGGTGCTCGACGTGAGGACCGTGCCGGGTGCCTTGCGGATCGGGCGCATGATGCCCAGGATCTCGCGCAGCGCGTCCCAGTTCTTGTTGAATCGGGTGACGAAGTCCACCTCGCGGGCCGCGATGGTGAAGTTCGCCTTCTTGATCAGGTTGGTCTTTGCCATCTCTACTCCTTGGTAGTGTGCCTATGCCAGCCCGAACAGCTCGGGATTGTCGGCGATGGCCTGCTGGCGCTCTGCGGTGTCCTTGATCGCCATGATCTCGTCCCGCGTCCTGCCGGTACCGCCGCCGCCGGGCGGGTCGTCCACGGAGGCTCCCCTCGTGATCTCCTTCACCACGAAGTCGGCCCACTCCGACTTGATCGACTCCGCCAGCTTCTCGCTGCCCTCCAGCTGGCCGTCCTTCACGCTGACCTCCCCCAGGTCGGTGACCCGCATGATCGAGTCCACTCGCTTCGGGTCGATCCCCTGCTCCAGCAGCAGGCTGCGGTAGAGGTCGGCCTTCTCCTTGTCGGCGCTCTCCTTCTCGGACTTGGCCTTGAACGCCTCGAACGCCTCGTGCTCGGCGTTGTACCTGGCCTCCCAGTCCTCGGTCGGCTGCGCCGCCTTGAGGTCCTCGATCTCCCTCTCCAGGGCAGGTACGCGGGCGGCAGTGTCTCGCAGCCCGTCGCGCTCGTCCTTGATGGACTGCAGGGTCTCCTGGTGCGCCGCCATGATCTGGTCGCGCTGGTCGCCCTCGATCCCCATGGACTTCAGCAGTGCGTTTGTCAGTGCCATTCAAGCTCCTCTGTCTCGGCGGGCGTTGTCCTGCCCGTTAGCTTACGCCCCACATTATACCACGCGCACGCGGGTCCCGTCAATGGGAGACCTTGAACTCGGGTATTGACAGGCTTCCTAGGCTCCAGGTCCGGGGAGGTCGTGTTGCGTTGCATGCAACTGTTGTATCGTGCAACAGGCCCCTCAGGTGATCGGTGGCCCGTCATGGGGGGCGCTGTGCGCGTTGTATTGCAGGCGTTGCATGTTGTATTGTATTGCATCCCCAAGGGGAATGCAATACAATACAACACACAACCAAACGCCCCGTTGCATTGTTGTATTGCATGTTGCATAGATGCAACACATTACCTTAGGAACTTGACAGGCTGCAGGGTCCAGTACACGTCCAGGGCATATAGCAGCGGGCTGCAGGAGGGTGCCGCCTCCCACATGAGCGCCGGAAGCTCGTCCTCCACGAGCTGAATCTGGAAGAACTGTGGAAAGTTCCGCAGGCCGCTACCCGTTCCGAAGCTCGTCCTCCAGGATCCTGCGGTACTCGTCGGCGTAGTCCGCCGCAGCGGGACGCAGGAACGGCTGGGCGCGGGTCCGCGAGGTGCCCAGCTCCACGTAGGCCGCGTACTCCACGTCCGACCCCACGGTGACCTCCTTGCCGACTGCCGCCCCCATGCCGGGGAAGGAGAAGCCGCCCCCGCCGAGCCTGTGGGTGATGGAGTTGCGCAGGCGTCCCGTGTCCACCGGGCACAGCTCCCGCGCCCGCTGAACCACCTTCTCCCCGATCTCGTCGAGCGCCTCGGCCAGGGCGCGGTCGATGGCCTGGACTATGTACTCGGTGTTGTCCTCCTGTATGACGAGCATCCCCGCCACGTCGCCAGCCGTCAGACCAGCGTCGAGGGGGACTTCCCTACCTGCGCTCTTTCCGTAATTGGCTATCATCGGTGAGCCTCCTCCCACAGGTCGCGGCTCGGCTCCGCTGGCGGCTCCTCACCCATAGCTGCGATCGGTCCCACCAGCTCGCCGTCTCGGTACGCGTA